GACTTTAATACAAAGATAATTACAACGTTCGGTTGTGGACCCTATCTAAGCAAGAAACCTAACTCGGTATACATTCAGTGTAAGGATGAATTCGATCTTCTACGTCAGTTTATTAATCATCATAAGTCTGATTACCCTGATGTAACGACGGGTTGGAATAGTCAGTTATTTGATATTGCATACCTATCTTCACGTATTATCAAAGTTCTTGGTGAAAAGGCTTTAAACGAATGTTCACCCTGGGGTTATGTAAGGCAGTATGAAGTACCAACTGCACGGGGTCGGACTCAGTTGGCGTTTGAGTGGTGTGGTATTTCTATTCTCGACTTTATGGATCTGTATAAGAAGTTCTCCTATAAGATGGTTGAAAACTATAAGTTGGATACTGTTGCGATGGAAGAGCTCGGTGAAAGTAAGTTAAAGAATCCTTATGCAACGTTTAAAGAGTTCTATACCAAGGACTGGGAACTATTTGTAGACTATAATATTCGCGACGTAGAGTTGGTTGACCGTCTTGAAGAAAAGATGAAGATCATTAACTTGATTCTTACTATGGCTTATGATGCGAAGTGTAACTATACTGATATCTTTTCTTCTGTAAGAACTTGGGATTGTATTTTATATAATAAGCTGTTAAGAAATAATATTATTGTTCATAACCCACCGGGTGTTGATCCTGCTATGGATCGAACTATCATGGGCGCATATGTTAAAGAACCTAAACCGACTCAATATGACTGGGTAGTTTCTTTTGACGCTACATCTCTCTACCCCTCTATTATTATGTCGTGGAATATGTCACCAGAAACTCTGGTAGAGGGCCAGAAGTTTCTAGCCGATGATGAAAAGAGTATTCAACGTCTTATTGATACAGAAGTTAATACTTCTGAGATACATAAGAACGATTGGTCTATGACTGCTAATGGTCAATGTTTTACTCGGGAGAAGAAGGGTATCTTCCCGGAGTTAATTGACTTCTATTTTACTTCTCGGCAAATAGCTAAAAAAGAAATGTTAGCCGCGCAAAGTAAGTACGAAGAGACCAAGGATAAAAAGTATCTTAATTTAATCTCTAGTCTTAACTCCAAGCAGATGGCTGCTAAGATTTTAATGAACTCTCTTTACGGTGCGCTGGGTAACGTTCATTTTAGATTTTATGATATTAGGATTGCTGAAGGTATTACGATGACCGGTCAGTTACTAATTCGATCAGTAGCTAAAAAACTTAACGAGTTTGTAAATAAGGAAAGCGGTACAACGGATGTTGATTATTCTTTTTATTCTGATACTGACTCTACCTACATTACTCTTGGTGCTTTGGTCGATAAGAATCTTAAAGATAAAACTAAGTCAGAAATCGTCGATGTACTCAATAAGTATTGCGCAACTCAAATTGAACCGACGATCGATGCTGCTTGTGAGTCTCTTTCCGAATACCTGAATGTATATCAACGTAAGATTAAATTCAAGCGTGAGATTATTGCCGATAGAGGTATCTGGATTGCTAAGAAGCGGTATGCTGTTAACGTATATAACTCTGAGGGTGTTGCATATGATCCCCCGAAGCTAAAAGTACTGGGTATGGAGATTGTTAGATCGTCTACGCCTGCCCCAGTTCGTAAAGCGCTTAAAGAAGCTGTATCGATTGCTCTCACTAAAGATGAAATGACGCTAAGGCAATTCGTAGCTGATCTAGAAGCAACGTGGCATAGTTTGGATCCTGAAGATATTGCATTTCCTCGAGGGGTGAATGGTATTAAGGATTATGCCGATTCGAATAGTATCTTTAAGAAGGCTACCCCTATCCACGTGCGCGGTGCTCTCATATATAATCATCTAGTCACCAGTAAGGGGCTAGAGAAGAAGTATCAACTGATTCAGGAGGGCGATAAAATTAAGTTTTTATATCTCCGTGAACCGAATCCTTTAGGTACTCACGTTATTACATTTGCAGGCGAGGTACCACCGGAGTTTAAAATTCGTGAGTATATCGACTACGATAAAATGTTTGAGAAGTCTTTTCTCGAACCCCTTAACTCTTTGCTAAGCTGTATTGGATGGCAAGTTAAAGAAACCGCATCTCTAGAAGGATTATTCGGATGAAAAACTTATTAGCTTTATTAATTGCAGCATTATTTACTCTACCAGCGATCGCTCAAAAAGTACCTAAAAACTCAGCTACCTATGATACTCAAGTTTTACGTGTAAGTGATGGTGATACTATTGTTATTGCAGCACCATTCCTACCTGCTCCACTCAAACCAGAGCTAGCAGTTCGTATCTTCGGTGTTGATACACCTGAAAAAGGTCATCGGGCTCAATGCGCACAAGAAGATCAAAAAGCACAGTTAGCTAGTAATTTTACTAAACAGATGATTTCTCAAGGTGGTAAGATACAAGTTACATTATATGCTTGGGATAAATTTGGGGGTAGGGTGCTCGGAGATATCCTAGTTAATGGTCAGAGTGTTCGAGCCGGGTTAATTGCTAACGGATTAGCACGAGAATATTACGGTGACGCAAAACAAAGCTGGTGCCAGTAATCGATTGACCTTACTACTAATCTATATTATAATAAGTGATCTATAAGGAACTATACAATGTCTATACTTGATAAAATTAAGAAAAACTCTACGATTAAGGATACGGCTATCTTAGCCGATTCAAAGTTCTTTCAGAAGAAAGATATGATCCCTACCTCTATACCTGCAATCAATATTGCATTGTCAGGTAAACTGGACGGCGGGCTAACGCCTGGGTTAACTATGTGGGCTGGGCCTTCTAAGCATTTTAAGACTGCATTCTCGTTACTAATGGCGAAGTCGTATTTAGATAAGTATCCTGATGCTTGCCTACTCTTTTATGATTCTGAATTCGGTACTCCTCAGTCGTACTTTGACTCCTTCGGTATTGATTCTAAGCGTGTTCTTCATACTCCTCTAACTAATATTGAGCAGTTAAAGTTTGATATAATGACCCAGCTTGAAGGTGTCGAGCGAAACGATCATCTGATTATTATTATTGACTCTATTGGTAACCTTGCTTCTAAGAAAGAGGTTGAGGATGCTCTAGAAGGTAAATCTGTTGCTGATATGTCTCGAGCGAAGCAGATTAAGTCTTTATTCCGAATGGTAACGCCTCATCTATCGCTAAAAGATATTCCTATGATTATTGTTAACCATACCTATAAGACTATGGAACTGTATTCCAAGGATGTTGTAGGTGGTGGTACTGGTTCTTATTATGCTGCCGATAATATCTTTATTCTAGGTCGTCAGCAAGAAAAAGAAGGTACAGAGGTTGTAGGTTATAACTTTATTATTAACGTTGAGAAGTCTCGTTATGTAAGAGAGAAATCTAAGATTCCTGTTACCGTTCGTCACGACGGTGGTATTAGTCGCTGGTCGGGTTTACTAGACATGGCTATTGAATCTGGTCATGTTGTTAAGCCATCAAATGGGTGGTATTCACGGGTTGATAAAGAGACTGGCGAGATTGAAGAAAAGAAGTTTCGTATTAAGGATACGGATACGAAAGAATTCTGGATGCCGATTCTCACTACTAAGTCTTTTCATGACTGGGTTAAAGAGACGTATCAAGTTTCGAATGGTGCAATTATTAGTGATCTTGAAATAAACGAGGAGTATGCAGATGCTAAGGAATGATTTATTTAAACCCTGGTTTGTAGGTGAGAAGGATTGGGGCTTTGAAATTATTGATGGGGAGTTTAAAGGTGTTACTGTTCAGATTGAAAAGTTAGATTGGCCTGAAGAAGGTAAGAATGAACTTTCTCTTGACTATCATATAGTACATAAATCCGAATTAATTACGGATGAAGATATTAAGAGTGATAAATTTAAAGTTGTCATGGATATAATTATTAACGATATTTTAAGAGAAGCAATTGATGACCTCAAACAGACTAGAGATAACGATACTACGGAATCTAGTACATAATGAAAATTATATGCGGAAGGTTCTTCCGTTTGTAAAGACAGAGTACTTTACAGATGAAAGTGAAAGAACGATCTATAAAGTAATTAATGATTTTGTAGTTAAGTATAATAAACCTCCAACTACTGAAGCGCTAGGTATAACGTTACAGAATTCTAATTTACCCGAGGGTACGTTTAAAGAGACTGGTAACCTATTAAAAGAGTTAGAAGTATTTGAGCAGCCAAATCAAGATTGGTTGTTAGATGAGACCGAGAAGTTTTGTAAGGATAAAGCCGTCTATAATGCTATTCTTCAATCGATTGGTATCATGGAGGGTAGAGATAAGAACTTTAGTAAAGATGGCATACCATCGTTGTTACAGGAGGCGCTAGGTGTCTGCTTTGATTCTTCCGTGGGTCATGATTACTTTGAAGATTCTTCTGAGCGGTTTGATTTTTATAACCGTGTCGAGTCTAGGCTTCCTTTTGATCTTTCATTATTCAATAAGATCACAAATGGAGGCTTACCTAACAAAACGCTTAATATTGCTCTGGCTGGTACTGGGGTGGGTAAGTCTCTTTTCATGTGCCATATGGCTGCTGCCAACCTGGCCTTAGGTAAGAACGTATTATATATTACGCTGGAGATGGCTGAGGAGAGGATTGCTGAGCGGGTTGATGCTAACTTACTGAATGTAGAGATAGACCAGTTAAAGAATTTGCCTAAGCAGATGTTTGAAGGTAGAATAGATAAGATTAACGGTAAGTCTCGAGGTAAGTTAATTATTAAAGAATATCCTACTGCATCTGCTCATGCAGGGCATTTTAAGGGATTATTGAATGAATTAACGCTAAAACGCTCATTTAAACCTGATGTTATCTTTATTGATTATTTGAATATCTGCGCATCCTCTAGATTCAAGCCCGGTGGCGGAGTCAATTCTTATACATATATCAAAGCCATTGCTGAAGAGTTGAGAGGTCTAGCTGTAGAATTTAATTTACCTATCGTCTCCGCTACACAAACTACGCGTTCGGGTTTCTCGAATACAGATGTGGAGTTGACCGATACGTCCGAATCCTTCGGATTACCCGCCACGGCAGATTTTATGTTTGCCCTAATAAGTACAGAAGAGCTCGAAGGTCTCAATCAGATCATGGTTAAGCAGCTAAAAAACCGGTATAATGATCCAACATTATATAAGCGGTTTATGATAGGTATTGATCGCGCAAAGATGCGTCTTTATGACTTAGAGGATATTGCACAGAGTAATTTAGCTGATTCTGGTCAAGGTGATAACGAGAATAGCAATTTTGGTATGTCTAAAGTATTTAAGACAAAGGATTTCTCCAGCATAAAGGTATAAATAAATTAAAAGGAGGCCCTATGTATCTTGCACCGGCAATAGATGAAGTGTTAGAGGGTAAAAAATCTAATCTTTTAGGGCACCTTACTTACTACCAAATAGCTGGTACTTTAACCCGAGGTTACAAGAAAGCCGAAATACCATTTAAGTTCAGATTTGAAACTTATGATGATTACGGCCCTGCAGATATCTCTGTCTCCGGTCTCTACGATATGGGTGAGGACGTTAAATATATCGTACTCAATTTTCCTAAAGAAACTAAGCACTTTACTATCTCGGAGAAAAACTGGAGAGAGTTTAAGTTTGCTGTATCCCAAGTTTGCCAACACGAAACTATTCATCAACTGCAATGGCAAAATAGAGACACAGGGGGAGAACCTTGTGATTTAGATTTTCGTAATTTAACAGGGACAATATCAGAAGATAAAGAATATCTATCTAACATAGATGAAATCGATGCTTATGGTCATGATATAGCGATGGAAATTAAGTATTCTTATCCTAACAAAGACCCGTATGAAATACTTAAGACTATAGATTCAAGAAGGAAGGTTTGGTCGTATACCTATTACAAAAAGACCTTTAAGGGTGACGATTGGTCAAAGATAAAGAATCGGCTTCTAAAGAAAACATTTCAATGGTTGCCGCATGTTACTTTATAATCTGAGGTATTTAGATGAATGATGTTGTTATAACTGTAGGTGATCTACTTCAGATAGTCCTCATGCTTGTAGCCTGTTACGCTTGTTACTGGAAGGGAAAATATGAAGGTATTGAGGAAACCGTAATAGAATTAATTGATAGGGGTTTACTCGATGCAGAAGCCCTAGAAGAAGAAGAGCCGTAAGGCTCTTTTTTTATGACGTAACGACCATCCAGAAGTTGCCAGTAACACCGAAATAGCTTATAATAACATATGTTCATTAGGATTACATTATGACTCAATCAAATTCACGAGTTCGCGTTAAACAAGATACAGTAGGTGAAGATGGTATGAAGTTCTTGTTTAGTCAATATCAGACCGCAACACTTGAAGGTTTTCGAGTTACTTGTAAAAGTCTGATTGAAGAGTCCTCAGGTAAACGTACAACCAAAGATATTTTCATCTACGAGTTAGATCGAGCAACTTCTAAGGATGTAATGGTTACCAAGGTAACCAACTATCTTATGGCAGGCCAAGGCCTAGGTGTTTGATAGTATTTTTTTATATTATGAAAGGTATTGATATGTTTACAGTAGCAGGTGT